ATGGGTGCGTTTGGTTACAAAGCGGATAGCAACTACACAGGTTTCAGTGGCACATCGTGCTCATGCCCAGTCATGGCTGCAGCTGCCGCAAACGTTATCCTTGCCAATCCTTCACTAACCGAATCACAGGTAGTTGATGTATTGCGCCAAGCATGCCGTAAAACAGGCGGTTATGTATACGATGTCAACGGCAAGAGTGCAGAACTTGGCTATGGTGTAATCAACATGTTTAACGCTGTGACAATAGCGAAAGGTTTGGATGGTGGTGACCCTGTGCCAGTGCCCGTTGCTGAATACAACCTGTTCGGTACAATTGCAACACTTGCATCGGCAGTTCAAGGTTCAACTGTTACGGTTAATTATAGCGTCAACATCGACAAGGCGCAAACTAAAGAAGTGATTGCAACTGTGCAACTTACTTTCACACGTCCCGATGGCAGCAAGTTTGTTTTCTACACTGGAGATGTTACCATACCTGCAGGTCAAACGGTAGTAACCAAGACCGCACCAATGGCATTGCCGAACAACCAATCGGGGCCATCTTTATTCTCACTCACAATCGACCCGAACATGGTGATTAAAGAAACGAATGAGAATGATAACACCATTAGCACAGGTCTAACTATCACAATGGCTAACCCACCTGCACAGGGTTTGGATGCAGCCGTTACAATTGATGGTTACGAATGGCTCGATGCTAACCGCGTGCGCATACGTTACACGTTCTACAACAAAGGAACGGTTACAATCACAAGTATGAAGGTAACACACGGCCTCGTTGGTGGCTTCACAGGTAGTTGGAATAGAGCTGACAAGATTGATGTTGGCCGTAGTCAAACATTCGCAAGTGTTTACAACGTGACTTCACCACCAACACCATTGCCAACAGACTACGTGCTTACAATTACAGCGGTAAATGGTGTACCGGATAACGACAGCACCAACAACACCGCACGTTTGCAGATTAAAAAATAGTGTATATTAGCTTCGGTTAAAACGCATATTAGTGATCTAAGGTTAGTGTAAAAAGAAAGGCCCAAACGAGGGCCTTCTTTTTTTTAAAAACCAAAACCTTATAACTACAAAATGCAAGCGCGAATATACTCTGCAACGTTCATCTTATGTTTCTTTGCGGCTTTAACTACAGCCTGATATTGTTTGTCATTTACTCGCACAGTAATCTTGTTGTGCATCGGGGCGGGTTGTGTTTTCATATTGTATGTAATTTTTTACATGGCTAAGATACGAAAGGATATTGGATGTAACAAAACAACGTTTTTGCTACTATACCCAAATATCCAACAATGTCGAATATCAAAGAACAAATCAAATCCGTATTCAATAAGTACGGCATTGACCCTTCAAGTGTTGGTATCAAGTTCGAAGAAGAAACTGCAGCGGCTGAAGCTCCGGCAACGGAAGTAAAGTTTGCAGTAGAAGGCACTTTGGCCGATGGTACTAAAATCTATTCTACCGCTGATGAGTGGGTAGTAGGTGTAGACATCTACACACAAGATGCTGAGGGCAACCCAGTGCCAGTACCTGCAGGAGAATACCTGCTTGAAGACGGTGTAACTACTGTCTACGTAGGCGAAGATGGTATGGTTGCCGAAATCGAACGTGCAGAACAATCAACTGAAATGAGCAGCGAAGACCTCGTTGCCGTAATCGGTCAATTGTCTGAGCGCATTGCCGCACTAGAAGTTGAAAAGACTGAACTAAGTGCTGCAGTTGAATCTGCTAAGAAGGATGCGGATGCTGTGAAGGCTGAACTCGCTTCAGTTAAGAAGGCTCCTGCAGTGCCATCTGTAAAGTCACAAGAATTTAAAAAGAATGCACAGCCTGTAGTTGCATCGAATGGTAACTCATTCGCTGACTTCATGGAGAACATTCGCTCTAAACAAAGTAAATAATTCACCTCATAATTTAAATTTAGTATGCCAACAACAACTTCACTCACCACCACCTATGCAGGTGAATTAGCTGGTGAAATCGTAGCAAAGGCTCTGTTGTCTAACGTATCAACTCAGTACGTGACAATGAAGCCTAACGTACCTTACAAATCAGTAGTACGTAAAATTGATGACACTGTAACTTTTGCTGCAGGCACTTGTGACTTTACCCCAACAGGTACAATCACTTTGACTGAGCGCATCTTGACCTTGGAAGAGTTCCAAGTTCAACGTCAAATCTGTAAGAAGGACTTCTTCATTGACTGGACTACTGCAGATGTAATGAGCGGCCGTGTAAATACCCAAATCCAAGACGCTATTATTGGACGTTTGGTAGGTGGTATCGCTGCAGCTAACGAGACAATCATGTGGTCAGGTGTTAACGCAACAGCTGGTCAATACGATGGTTTCGAAACTTTGATTAAGGCGGGTGGTTCAGGTGCTGTATCTGCAGGTTCAGGTACACTTGATAGCACTAACATTATTGCTAACATTTGGGACGTAATCAACACTGCGCCTGCAGCCGTTAAAGGTGCTGCTGAAAAGCCAACCATCTACATGGGACAGGCTGCATGGGAAGCATACATGCAAGCACAGATTGCTGATGGCAATGGATGGTACTTGACAGGTGGCCCCGAGGTTAATCGTCGTTTTGTAGGTATGTACGAAATCGCGGTATGTCCGGGTATGACTGCTAACAACATCATCTTCGCTCAGCGTAGCAACTTGATGCTTGGTACTTGGCAGGAAAACCAAATGAACGAAGTGTTCATCTTGGATATGCAAAACTTGGATGGATCACAGAACGTACGTTACGGCGCACGTTTCTACCTCGGTGCTCAGATTGCGGTTGGTGAAGACATCACCTACTGGGGCGCATAATTAAAATAACAAAGGGGGTGTAACAGCCCCCTTTAAACTCTAAAAATATACATAGCTATGGCTTGTGAATTAACTACAGGTTTTACCCTTGGATGCCTTGAAGGTATCGGAGGCGTTAAAGAAATTTTGATTACTAACTACACAGACCCTGTGACAGGTAACGACTTCATGTCTGGAGTTAGTTACGATGCTGTAACAGGTGAAGTGGATGGTTTGCCTACATGGACAATTTATCGTTACGTTCCATTCCGCAATTCGGGTTCATACATTGAAACCGTAAATAAGAATTTGGAATCAGGTACACTTTATTTCTCACAGGAAGTAGGTTGGACTTTCGGTAAGTTGAACCAAGATATGCGCAACGAGTTTTTGAATGTTGCTAAGGCTAAGATGATTGTGTTTGTGCGCACCAATGATGATCAAATCTTGTTGGTAGGTACAACTGAAGGTTCGCAACTTACTGCAGGTACTGTTCAATCAGGACAGCAGAAAGCGGATTTGATGGGTTATCAGGTGACAACTACTGCAGAGAACCTAGAGCCTGCTGTACACCTTGAGCCTTTTACTTCAGTACCATTCGACAACTTCGCTGGTATTACTGTAAGCCCTGCTTACTAAGATAGTTTTCCGTTGTGTTCTTGTTGTATCGTAAAAGGGGCAGGTTTTAACTTGCCCCTTTTTAAATAAAGTAGCATGATATATTTACAGACTAACACACCAACACAGCAAGTGTTTTTGTCACTTGACGAAGCACGGCAATACTTTGCCACACCATTCACCAACTACCTGTTGGTTTTAACACACGAAGAAAACAGCACAACAGGCAATGAACTTGCACAGGTTGCCACCATCATTAACGAGAATACACGAATAACAGAACTTGAAATCACGACTGTTGGCCTTACCTTAGCGGGCAGGTACAGATATGAAGTATATGGACAGAATTCTAATAGCAATATTGACCCGGCAAGCGGTCTTGTTATTGGTTTGTGTCAGCGTGGATATGCTGTATTGAATCACAACACAACGTGGTTTGATGTGCCTGTTGTAACAATACCAAATGACATTATCTATGAGCCATAACGAATCGAATATAGTATCATTGAAGCTTAGCGAGTATGTTGCTAAGAGCGATGCCGAGAAAGTTGACCGCAAAGGTTGGGTAAACTACGGTGACCAAAACGACTTTCCACAATACCTGCGTGACCTTGCGCATGAATCACCTGTGCATGGTAGCTTAGTTGTTGCCATTGGTGATATGATAGCCGGGAAAGGTATCCAGTCCGAACAATATCAGGCAGAACTTGATGCACTCAACATCGATAGCTTGACGTATGCATGTGCGCATGACTTGAAGTTGTTTGGTGGTTTTTACATTGAAGTGATTTGGAGCAATGACCGCACGGTTATATCAAAGCTAAACGCGATACCATTTGAAGAGTGTCGCATTGCGGTGAATCAAGATGACGATAGTGAGATTGGTATATTTCACAGCTACGATTGGAGTAATACACGCAAGAAAAAGAACACTCCCGAGTTCATTCCCAAGTATAACTACTTAACACGTGAGCAGGAGCCACGCCAAATCTATTGGTGCTTTACTTACACAGGCAGTGACACCTACCCGCGCCCCGATTACTGGAGTGCTATTAACTACATTGAGTTAGATAAGCAGATAAGCATATTCCATATCAACCAAATATCAAACGGTTTATTCCCTTCTACCATTATCAACTTCTACAACGGCCAAGCAACGCCCGAACAGAAACAACAGATGATGATGGACTGGGAGAACAAGATGAGTGGTGCGCGTAATGCGGGCAAGGTTGTGATGTTCTTTAACGAGCGTGATCAACCTAAGACTGAAATCACACCATTTCCTGTAAACGATGCGGACAAGCAGTATCAATTAATGGATACTACCGCAACGCAAAAGATTATTACAGCACACCGTGTTACTACTCCGCTTCTTTTCGGTATTCGCGAAACAACAGGCTTTGGTAGTAACAAAGATGAAATGACTACGGGGCTTGAGATATTTAATAAACAAGTAATCGAGCCATATCAAGAGAAGATAAATAGCAGCATTGAGGAATTATTGAGTAATCAATTGCCCGGTGTGACGTTTGAGATAATACCTAACACTCCACTTGCTATTGAGCAGGCTGAGGCTGTTGTAGATGCTACAGGTGGAACGGCTGATGTTGCCGCAACTGCATTGAATGGTGCACAGATTAGTTCACTTGTTGACATCGTAATGCAAAGTGCTGCGGGTGCTGTGCCTGTGACAAGTGCTAAGGCGATTGTAAGTGCTGCATTCCCAACACTACCATCAACAACTGTAGATGCAATTTTTGCCGATGTGTTGCCAGGTAGTTTGCAACCAACCGAGGTTGTGCAATCGGCTTTTGAAAAAAAAAAAGTAGCTGCTGAAGATACTGCGGGTGATGCGCTAATAGCACTTGGTGAAGATTGGAAAGAAGAGTGGATATTGATAGACAGCTACAACGCAGATGAAGAGATTGAGCATGAGTTTGCGGTGCGTACGGGTGCGGCTCGACCAGCTGCAAAAAGTGAGCAAGATGCTGTTATTGATGGCAAGTACTTTATCACACGCTATCGCTACGCAGGTAGTTTTGGTCACGATAACAT